AATAGGACTTTCCTTTGTTTCCTGCGGGGTCAACAACGAAAATGATCTTACGAGAGTCGGCGGGGGCGTCGAGGATGTCGGCGAGGGCCTGCTGATAGGGTCGATACGGAAGCCCGGGGGGCGTGGCAGGAAGGTCCCACAAGGCGTCGATGAGAGTCTGAGTTCGTCCAGAACGGAGAAATAAGGTGGGGAACTCGCGTGCCACATCCGCGGGCGTGGGTTTGGCAACGGCAGCGAGGACCCAGTCACGGAATCGTACGGACTCTGCGACCTTGGCTTGGCCGCGTACGGGAGGTTGTTCTCCGAACTCATGAATAGTCTCGGGGGGCTTGGGGACTTCGTTGCCTTCGGCATCTTTGTTGGGCTTCGTAACGTAGTCGCGGTTTTGCTTCGAGTCACCACGGGCGATCTGCAAATGCGCTCGGGGGAGGAGGCGGGAGACGGCGGCGGTGCGTTGATTCGTAAAGAAGACAACGTATCCTTGCCAATGGGGTGTACCGCTCTCGCCGACTTCGTGGGCGTAGATGAGGTAACGGGTTTGTGTCGAGAGGGAGAGGAGACGGTCGTCATCGTCGGGTGTCGGGTTGTTGATGGTGAAACACCACGATGTGCCTTGTTGACGAACGGAAAACATGCTGCGCGAAGTTTTTATGGGACGGGAGGATGGGATTTATAAAGCTTGGGTAATAGTATACCAAGCTTTATTAGGGTTCTCGTTTTATTCGTGGAGAACCCATAGTTTTCACGAGCATCCGAAATGGGGGCTAAGCGAGTTTTATTTGTGACACCGTCACCTAGGAAACGTGCGCGCACGGCGCGTGTCACGATCGGTCGTGTCAAAAACATGAAACGGACTCTAAGTAAAAAGAGACGCTCGAGAAAGAAAGCAAGACTAACGTCAGCTAGGTCTTTGACGGGTCTTAAGTATCTGGGAAAACCAGATTCGAAGAACGTCGTGCAAGTGGACCAATCAGCGACAGTGTCAACACGAGTATTTAGTGCAACCGATATGTGCGCGATTCCTTATAGTGCCACGAACGTCGTAAACGCACGTTGCGGACAAGACGCACACATCAGTGGATTCATGCACAGAGCAACATTTCAAAACTACATGGTTTACCCAATCAAGATTTGGGAAATGTGGGTTGTTCCGAAGTTCTATACGGAAGATGGCTTGACACCTTCGCAATTACAGGCGGACTTCTTTACGCGTCACGGACTGCCGGCAGATAAAGACGCGTCATGGACGGATACGACAGCGTCGATCTTGTATGACGAACCAATTAACAGTTCGAAGTTTGCGGTACTTAAGAAGCGATCGTTCGTACTTGGTTCCGGACCAAGTTCGGCAGCACAAGTAACCGCGAATACCGGTTCGATGAAGAACTTCAAGATGGAGAAACTATGGATTCCGTTAAACAGGAAGTACACTTATGGAAGTCTTATCGACGGAGAAACGGAGATACGTACGTTGCAAGCACCTGTGTACTATATCACATGGGCGGCCGGTATCTTAGAAGACAACGCTACAGCGCCTACGGCAGCCGCGTTTAAGAGACAGATACACTCGGTCACGTACTTCCGAGATGGAGAGTCTGGTATGTAGGTTGCCCGCCGGGGGCGGGAGAGCATTTTAAAGAGTACCACTGTTGGGGTTTGTTACGGGCCCCTAATTCGGGGGCCCCAGATCTAGTGGGGGGCGGGACGCTTCGCGTCTTCACCGCCCCCCAATAGCTGCTGCCCCGAAGTAGGGGTACAGCAGCGTTAGGTTAATTGGTTTAATAGTTTTTTAGTTTAAGACCAATATAAGATTTGTGGACGGTCGGGAGACAACTTGGACACGTCCGGGTACTCGTTCATCATCACTACGACATGAGATTCACGACCAAATGGTAACTGTTTCATTCGAGACTCGTACTTGTTTGAGAAGATGATTCCGTTCTTAAGCTGTTCCAGGATTGAATACTGGAGGAACTCAGATGTAGATCGGGGTAAGTCAAAGATGAAGACTGACTTTCGCTCGTCGATTGCGAAGGCGAGGTCGTCTCGTTTTCCTGCAGAAAGGAGTTGTACGTCGCTAGGACGGGATCTGTAGTACGAGTGAGCGAAATAGGACTTTCCTTTGTTTCCTGCGGGGTCAACAACGAAAATGATCTTACGAGAGTCGGCGGGGGCGTCGAGGATGTCGGCGAGGGCCTGCTGATAGGGTCGATACGGAAGCCCGGGGGG